CAAGTTGACCGTGTGATGAAACTCTATGAGATGTTTCTTGAATATGGAAATCAACCATCTACCTCATGCGTCAATCATGGTCACATTCATGTATTTGTTCCAGGATTGAAAGATGATGTTGCTGGATTGAAGCGATTGATTGCATATGTCAAAGCCAATCAACAAGATACCATTGATTCATGCTATGGCTTCTACGAAACAAAGGATATGAAGTCATGTGAAGGTGCCAAGATGTATTTGAAATACGATGGTGGTCGTCCAATGCCAGAGTATATGTGTGATAACATTATCAATCTTGCAACTGACTTTGATCACTTCATTAAACTACATGCTGCTGGCAAAGATGGCGTATCAATGGGTCGCCCATTCCGTTATGCAATCAACACATACTGTATGAAGCATACTGGTACAATCGAGTTTCGTTGCTTTCGCTCAACAACTCGCCGTAATGAACTTGAATCGCAGTTTCGATTTGTAGAAAAGTTTATCGACGCTGCATTGAATGACGGACCCTCAGTAAAAGAAATTCTGGCAGGGGATAATTTCAGATTCCCTCCATTTATCTGGAATGTAAATGAGTATCTTGGTTGGATTCAAACCAAGTATCCAAAGGAACGCGGAGAAAAGAAACGCGAATTCCATGACGCTGCGTGAGACCACTCGCGACGAATTTGTCGCACACATAACTGAAGACAAGGCTGATGCTTTTGCCAAGACTTTCGTCGCAAAAGCAGATATGCAACAACAATGGCAGTATTGTATCGGATATTGGGAAGGGACGGCGGAGCAGGAACTGGCAGGCGCGATCATCACAACTCGCTCAAAGAAAACCCCATATGTTTTCAATCTACAGTTATTACATACATTTGCCAAGCATAGACGTAAAGGTGTTGCAAGAGTTCTAACTCAAGACTCTCTCGATCGTGCGCAAGGTCTTGGCACCAGTTACTATCGCGTTTCAGCCGAGCCTGATGCAGTTGTATTCTACGAATCAATGGGATTCAAATTCTTGGGAAAACAAAAGAGCGGATGCTCTCTCAGTATGTTCAAGATAAATGGCAAGAATTTCTCCGATGGAATCTATGATCTCACCGATCCTGTGATAAATGCAGCAGTGTATAAGAAGGGAAAAGGTGGGTGTGTACAAGTTTATTAAAATTGCTGTTTACTCTTGTTATGAAATAGTCTATACTATATCTGTTGCTACCAATAACGGTGCAACATTAACCTAATATGGCATAATGTTATTTGCCGAGGAGTTTGATATGTTGACTAGTAAGAAGTGTTATGTTTATGGTTTCCGTAATATCGAAAACGGAATGATGAATATTGGCTATAAGTCTCCCAAGACTGATAGACCCGATTATATTTCATCGATCAGTAATCCCCAATTCTGGGAAGATTACTATAAAGGAAAAGTTGAAAAGTCTTTGCTGTTTGAAGGCAATGCATTTCAAGATGATCTTGCTCAAACGATTGAGTGGTTTGGTCTTGACTATGGTATGTCTTGGGATAAGAGCAAATTCTATAATAAGTCAAACAATGCTCATTGTGTTGATGAGTCATTGCTCACTGTTGAGCACAAACAACTAGTTGTTGATTGGATTGAAGGTCGCTCAGATGGCATTAAGCCAGTTGATAGATTTCTTCAAGATAAAGCAACTGTTACTGCGATCCATAATGCAATCAAGTCTGGGCATTATAAAGTTGTTCTTGATCCTGTCAAAGTTGTTCACGGATATGAGCGTAATCAGATTCGTGTTGAACAAATTGATGTGAATCATGTTCGTAAAATTAAATCTCGTTTCGATCAAAATTCTAAAGACGCATGGGAATGGTTGTTGAAGGACCCTGTTGTCGTTGTTGTCTCTAGTAATAAAGACAAAGTTGTAAACACAGTTTTGAACGGTAACAATCGTCTCGAAGCAGTGTCAAAAACAGGTTTGAAAGAAATTCCTGTCGTGTATATTAACGAGACAGAGTTTGGTGCTGACGAAGAAACTCGTCTATCAAACTATGATCTTTTTGGTATGCTTGAGAACAAGGAAGACTTTATTGTTCGAAAGACGAATACAGATGCTGACATTAAGCGAAACATTAATAACTTTTTGGTTCGCGAGGGGATTGATCTTTCTGATCCACTGGCAGTTGATAGTGCTCGTGAATTGATCTATGAGCGATTCTCTTTGATCACTGAAGACAAGAAGAAGTTGAATGGTATTTTTCGTTCAATTCTGAATGACTTTGAAACGCAACAAAATGCGTTGAAGTATCAGGATAATCTAATTGCTTATGATGATCAGTGGTTGAATAACCACAAAGTCAAGAAGTATGAACTCAAAGGCACTGCCGCGATTCATGCGACTGCTTCCAAAGCAGAACATGCTGTGGCTCTTGGTTATATTGTGCACCGTATGTATAATGTGAAGAAAAAGAAAGGCGCGATTGTTCTCTACTTCAAGAACAAAAACGAACTTGCGATTGAAGACCAAGAGAAGCATATTGATAAACTTCGTGATATGATTAACTATATGCAACTTGATATTACTGTTGATGTCCTCCCTGCGTTCAATAACTAAAGAGAGGCGTGAGCAATTCATACGCTGGTACTCATGGTCGCTGAAATTCGGCGACTGTGACCCAGCAGTGTGGTGCACTAACTATCTCCACCAGCGATACGAACACAATGACGAAGAGCGATTGTGGTTTGCGTGGTTGTATGGTAACACCTATCAACTACCAACTGCATGGGTTCTCAAGAATGAGTTCCCAGATTATGAACTCGCCACTGTGGATCGTATTCGCTGGTGGAATAGTCACAATTACAAGAGACTGAGATACCAAACAGATACAAAGTGGAACAAGGGTCATTTGCCAGCCATGTTCGAATCTTATCAAGAGTTTATTGGCAATCGCACACAAAGAGAAGTTTTGGAGAGTTATTATGGAGACAACGAAGAGCAAACTTTTAACAGCCTTTGGAATAATCTTAAAGGAAGTCTTTATAAATTTGGTCGTTATTCCACTTGGTTTTATCTTCAGCATCTCACTCATACTGCTGGCATTAAGTGTATACCTACTAGCCTCATGCTGGACGATTATTCTGGCTCTCGTTCACATCGTAATGGTTTGCTTCTTGCCCTCGGCGAAGATGACAAATACGATAAACAACTTACTGCAGAAGAATATGAATCTCTTGAAGCAAGATCGAGATCAATACTTGAGGAGACGCGATCTAGATACCCCGACTTGCTAAATCAAATTGATTTCTTCACGATGGAAACTTGCCTTTGTTCATTCAAGAAAATCTTCCGTGAACACCATGGGCGATATCTTGGTTACTATCTTGATCGTCAGTCTGAAGAAATTCAGCAAGCAGAGAAAGATGGATGGACTGGCATTGAGTGGAATGTTCTTTGGCAAGCAAGAAACGAAACTCTTGATTCAAGGCTTGCGATTCGTAATGCCACAATCAACAAAGAAAAGTTTACTTCTTATGTAAGAAGTGGTAGAATAGATCGTCTAGATTGGATGTTCTCAGATGAAAACCCAGTACAACAAGGACTAGAAGCATTATGGTAAAAGTAATTGCAATGGGTGGTGAACCAGCAACAGGCAAGACCACTCTGATGTTTAAATTGATTTCAATGGCTAACGATTGGCAGGTTGTTAAGCCACAAAAACTTCTTGATGCAATGTATTCCAAGAAACTCAATCTTTATATTCTTGGCAAGTATGCAGATGATGGTAACGTGTTTCAAGGAACAGATCGGTTGAGCATGGCAGTGCAGCCTGATGCTGAGAAGTTTTTCAGCACTCTTGAATATGAATCAAATGCAAATGATCATTCAGTGAATGTAATCTTCGAAGGTGATCGTTTATTCAATGGTAAACTGCTGGATAAACTTTCGGAGTGGTTTCCAAATTCATATAAGGTTCTTGTTCTGACCGCATCTCATGGAACAAAAGAACAACGTCATGTAGATCGAAAAGATGATCAAGATGATAAGTTTAAGAATTCTCGTGCGACAAAAATCTCTAATATCATGGGTTCGCTAACGCTCATGGACTATATAGAGACAATGGTCAACGAAAATCTCGATGATCAGGCAAAGATCATTGACTATATTAGAAAATTTTACAACTGGAGTGAATAATTATGCAGTTAGAAGTCTCTGTAGAAGAACTACGCAAGAATAAACTATTTGTTGCAACCCCAATGTATGGCGGCTCTGCACATGGCATGTATGTAAAGTCATGCCTTGATCTTCAATCTGTTTGCACACAGTATGGCATTGAAGTTCGATTCTCGTTTATCTTCAATGAATCTCTCATTACTCGTGCTCGCAATTATCTCGTAGATGAATTCCTTCGCGCAGAAGGTTTTACGCATCTTCTCTTTATTGATGCTGATATTCATTTCGATCCACGCGATGTAGTTGCATTGCTTGCCTTGAATAAGGATGTCATTGGTGGACCATATCCAAAGAAGTCCATTAAGTGGGGTGCTGTAAAGGAAGGTGTCAAGCGTCATCCTGACATCACTCCTGGCGATATGGAAAAACTTGCTGGCGATTTCGTTTTCAATCCAGTTCCTGGCACCGAGAAGTTCTCTGTTGCTGAACCAGTTGAAGTTCTCGAGATTGGTACTGGCTACATGATGGTCAAGCGTGAGGTATTCCCAAAGTTTGCTGAAGCATATCCACAATTGAAGTATCGTCCAGACCATGTTGGTCAAGCCAACTTTGACGGCTCGCGTTACATCCATGCGTACTTCGATACTGTCATTGATACAAAGGAAAATGGTGGTCGTGGATCAGATCGTTATCTGTCTGAAGACTATATGTTCTGTCAGTGGTGGAGAAATATCGGTGGTCAGATTTGGTTGTGCCCATGGATGAAGACACATCACGTCGGTACATATGCATTCACTGGTGACATGCCAGCCGTTGCAAACTTCGTCGGATCTCTATAATCCTATATGATTGTTGGACTCGTTGGCTTCATTGGAGCAGGGAAAGGCACAGTCGCGGATCTCTTGGTAGATCGTCATGACTTTTTCAAAGAAAGTTATGCAAACAGCGTCAAAGATGCATGCGCTACAATCTTTGGTTGGAATCGCAATATGCTCGAAGGTGACACTCCAGGCTCAAGGGCATGGCGTGAACAAGACGATAAATGGTGGTCTGAAAAACTCGGTAAACCATTTTCACCAAGATTGGCTTTGCAACTTATGGGCACAGAGGCAGGAAGGGATATTTTTCATCCTGACCTCTGGGTTCATACTGTAATGCGTCGCTGTGAACAAGCACCCTGGAATAATTATGTAATTGCTGATGTGAGATTCCCAAATGAAATCAAGGCTATTCGAGATTCTGGGGGACGTGTTGTTCGCGTTCGTCGTGGTCCTGATCCTGAGTGGTATGATCTTGCTCGAGACTGCAATCTGGGACGCCTTCAACAAGAAGTAATGCGTAATGCATATCCAGAAGTTCATTATTCAGAATGGGCTTGGATTGGTTCAGAATATGATATTGTTATGGACAATAATTGTTC